TAAATTTCGTATATTTACGACAAATAATAATATTATGGCTAAAACAACAAAAACACCATTTCCACAGAGTAGAAAATTAAAACAAGCAGATGGCACCGTTGCCTATGTTTGGGATGGAAAATTACATAACTGGGATGGCCCAGCTCTTTTACCTGAAGGTAAGAGAAAGAACGCAGAATATCATTTATATGGCATCCAACATACAAAGGATGAATGGAGCGAAATTAGACAACAAAGAGAGGGCTTACCTTACTATAAAAACCAATCAATGAAAGCATCACTTTCAGATTATAGAAACTAAAAAATATGAAAATAGGGTTATGTGGTACAATGAGTGTAGGTAAAACTACATTAGTAAATGCTTTAAAAGAATTAGAGCAATTTAAAGATTATAATTTTGCAACAGAACGTAGCCAACATTTAATGTCTTTAGGTATTCCTTTAAATACTGATTCAACATTAAAAGGACAAACAGTATTTTTAGCTGAACGTTGTGGTGAATTAATGCATGACAATATTATTACAGATAGAACTATATTAGATGTAATGGCATTTACTATGAATGCTAAATCAATACCTTATCAAGATAAAGAGGCATTTGAAGTCTATGCTAGTGAATTTATTAGGGAATATGACCATGTATTTTATATATCCCCATGTGGTTTAGATATAGAGGATAATGGGGTAAGAGAAACAGATGAACATTATAGGGATTTGATAGACTTTACTATTGTATCACTAATCAGAAAACATGGCCATAAAGCAGGCGCAATAAAAGAAATATCAGGATCTACGGAGGAACGTATTCAACAAATATTGAATGTTACTAAGCTTTAACATATTTATAATAAAACATAACTATAATGAAAAAGTCTGATTTAAAAAAATACATTAAAGAAAATATATTATCCTCATTATCTGAAAATACTGAAGATGAAATTTCACAAACTAAAGATTTAACAGCAGCCGTTCAAGATCTAAAAAAAGCAAAAGATGAAGCTGGTATCGAAGAAGCTAATATTGGTTTAGCTGATTTAGAAGAAATGGGATATGAAGCTGGAGAAAAGTCATTTGATATGCATTTTGATAAATCTATCTTAAAAAATAGACCTGATACTAAGTCTTATGCAAAAGGATTTGTTCAAGCTATAATAGATAGTGCAGGTTCACTTCGTTTAGATGAATCATTTAACTCATTAGCTAAAAAATTAGATAAGCAAAAAGGAATTGATAAAGAAGAAGCAGGTAAAATTGCTGGATCAATAGCAGCTAAAAAAATGAAAGGTGCTGGAAAAGGGCCTACAGCTAAACAAATAAAAAGAGTAAATGAAAATGAAGGTAGAACTAAAATGCCTACTCAAGACCAAGTAAATAAATTCTTTTCATTAACTCAAAATGAGATACATTATTTAAATTCTAAACCCGTAGCTGGTCAAGAAAAAACATTCAATGATACGGAAGTTGAACCTTGGGATGAATATGATTTATCTAATTGGAATTCTTTAGTTAAAAAAGCTAAAACTAAAGGTAAATCAATAGATGAAAATGAAGATAATGATACAGATAAAGATACAGAAAAAGACGCAGTTAAACTAGCAAAATCCGCTCGCGGTAAACATAAAAAATTAGACATCGCTGTTAAGGCATTAAAAGATATTACTACTGAGATGAAGTCTATAGCTCGTGAATATAGTAAAGCAGATGGAGTTGAAAAAGAAAAAATTAAAGACCAATTAAAAACTAAAACAGCTAAGAAAAAAGAACTAGAGTCTTTAGTAGCTAAATTAGAAAAGAATGTCGTATAAAGGAGCAACTAATAGCCACAGACAATATAAAAGTTCTTTTAGCGAGAGGGTAATAGTTTATTTAGCTTTATTTGTTGTGTCTGCTGGCATCCTTTATATTTTATTTTCTCCTAAAGATGAGTCTTATATAAATAAATATAAAATCCAAATAGAGACATTAGAATCTAAAGTAGACTCATTACATAGTATAAATGATGTGTTAGTTTATGAAATTGATTCAATAAACCAACATATATTAAAATTAGATAAAGAAATTAATCTACAAGATAATAAGATTATCACATTAAAAAAACAAACAAATGAAAAAATTATTTCTGTTGACTTTTTTAACAATGATGAGCTTGAAAGGTTTTTCACAGAGCGATACAATAGACAGTACCTCGATACAGTTAAAAACCCCAATAGCAAAACTCGTAATTAAAGATTTAATAAATGGTGATAGTGTTAAAAAGGAATTATCCTTAATAACAACAAAAGTATCATTATTAGAAAATAAATTATTTTTAAAGGACAGTGTTATTAGTAATCTTAACTTTCAAATTAATAATTTTAACTCTATATTACATACTAAGTCTTCTCAATTTCAATTAACAGAGGATTTAAACAAAAAATTAATGTTGTCCTTAAAAAAACAAAAAATTAAAACTAAGTTAATGGGTAGTGCAGGTCTAATAGCAATCGCTGGTGTAATTCTTATATTAAAATAATCATGCCAGACTTAAAAAAAGTAATACGCCAAGAATATCTTAAATGTGCCCGAGACCCCATACATTTTATGCGTAAATACTGTTATATACAGCACCCACAACGTGGTCGCATACAATTCAACCTATACCCATTTCAAGAAAAAGTATTAACGTTATTTCAAAACAATGATTATAGCGCAATATTAAAATCTAGACAATTAGGTATATCTACTCTAGCAGCAGGTTATTCCTTATGGTTAATGACATTTCATAAAGATCGAAATGTATTAGCCCTAGCAACTACACAAGCAACAGCAAGAAACTTAGTAACAAAAGTACAATTCATGTGGGAGAATTTACCCTCATGGCTTAAAGTAGATTCTGCTGAAAATAATAAATTATCGTTAAGGTTAACTAACGGTTCAAAAATACAAGCAAAATCTTCCAATGCGGATGCTGCACGTTCAGAAGCCGTTTCTTTGTTAATAATTGATGAAGCAGCTTTTATTGATAATATTGCTGAAACATGGGCCTCTGCCCAACAAACACTAGCAACGGGTGGTGGTGCCATCGTATTATCTACACCTTATGGTACTGGTAACTGGTTTCACCAAACATGGGTTAAAGCAGAAGCAGGTGAAAATGATTTTTTACCTATTAAATTACCTTGGTATGTACACCCTGAAAGAGACCAAACATGGAGAGATGCTCAAGATAACTTATTAGGTGATCCTAGACTAGCAGCACAGGAATGTGATTGTGACTTCAGTACATCTGGTGATATAGTATTTTATAATGAACATTTAGAATATTACGAAAAATCATTTGTTAAGGATCCTTTAGAGCGTAGGGGTGCTGATCAAAATTTATGGGTTTGGGAAAATGCTGATTACTCTAGATCTTATATGGTCTTAGCGGATGTAGCTCGGGGTGATGGGAAGGATTTTTCTACGTGCCATGTGATGGATGTAGAGACTAATGTTCAAGTAGCAGAATATAAAGGTCAAATAGGTACTAAAGAATTTGGTCATTTATTAGTTGGATTAGCTACAGAATATAATGAAGCGTTATTAGTAATAGAAAATGCGAATATTGGTTGGGCTACAATACAGGTAGCAATAGATAGAAATTATTCTAACCTTTACTATTCACAACGAAGTGGAGAAGCCAATGCTAATTCGTATTTTGATAGATATCAAGACAACTCGAAAATGTTAGCGGGTTTTACAATGTCTTCTAAGACAAGACCTATGATAATAGGTAAGTTTCAAGAGTATATTGCTGATAAAGGAGTAACAATAAATTCTAGGAGATTAATTGAAGAAATGAAAGTTTTCATTTGGAAAAATGGGAGAGCAGAAGCACAAACTGGATATAATGATGATTTAGTGATGGCATTTGGAATGGGTATGTATGTTAGAGATACAGCATTAAAATTTAAACAAAGAGGAATAGATTTAACAAAACAGTCATTAAATAATATGACAGTTAATCGAACCCCATACCAAGGTGGTTATGGTGTTGGTGGGCAAGTTCAAAACCCATATAGCATGAAAAATGACCAAGGTGGAACAGAGGATATTAGTTGGTTACTATAACCATATTTATAAACAATAATTATATATTAGATGGCGGATAACAGTGTATTTACAAGATTAAAGAGATTATTCTCAACAGACGTAGTAATACGAAATGTAGGGGGTGACCAAGTAAAGACCATAGATTCGGGGCATATCCAATCTAGTGGTGAGTATGAAACTAATGCTTTAGTTGATAG